CCCTTTATGCCACATTAGCTCAGTTTGGTAGAGCAGGTGCCTTGTAAGCATCAGGTCGGGGGTTCGATGCCTCCATGTGGCCCTGCAAGCGAAATTATGCTATACTTACGCTTGATAACAAAACTAATAAGGGAGCTGTCCAAGTGGGCCTACTCCGTAGGATAAATAAACGATTCGGCAAAAAGAAAGAAATAAAAGCTACCAGGTTACAAAACCCTGGTGGTTTAAGCATTCCCTTGGCCAGTACTCGAAATTCCCAAGCAAAACAGCTACAGGTTGATTTTCTTTCTATCACTAAGTGGGCGTATCGCGGTAATGAATTAGTACATTCGTGTATGGATGAGCGGAGCAGGGCGTTAAAAGAGGCTCCGCTTAAAGTTTTCGATGAAAAGAACGATGAATGGGACGAGAACAACCCCGTTGAGCTATTGATGCGAAAACCAAACCCCTTCCGTACCCAGGCCGATCTCCTTGAAACTATTGAACAACACCTATCGCTAACCGGCAATGCCTTTGTTCGCAAAGTAAGAGATCAAAAAGGCGTTGTCCGAGAGCTTTGGACAATGCACCCCCACCTTGTAGGAATTATCCCCGATGCCAAAACCTTTATTGGCGGTTATACTTACAAAGTTGATGGTGTGAAGTATCCCCTCCCAGTTGACGATGTTATCCACCTCTTATATGTTGACCCGGCGGATGATTATTTTGGAATCTCTCCGTTGGTCGCCGCCGCCAGGCGTATTGACGCGGACACAGAGCTTGGTAAGTTCACCAAGCAGTTGCTCCTAAATATGGCGGTTACCAGTGGTTGCTTTGTTACCGAGAAGAAACTAAATCCCGAAGAGAGAGCAATCATGGAGGACAAGATGGCAAGCCGTTATGTCGGCGCGGTACGCGCTGGCTTGCCCATGGTGCTATCCCACGGTATGAAGTGGGAACAGACCTCTATGACAATGAAAGATTTAGAGATTGGCAATATAGCCGCCATTCTCGAATCCCGTATCTGTTTGGCTCTTCACGTACCGGCTGTTGTTGTTGGGGCCAAGGTTGGTCTCGACAAGTCAACGTTCACCAACGTCCGAGAGGCCCGGGAATACATGTACGAAAACACGATTGGCCCAGAGTGGCAAATGATAGCTGACAAGCTGGGTGATGCCTTGCTTGAGGATTTTGGGTACACAGACGGCAATCTGATAGCTCGATTCGATACTTCAAAGATTAAAGCTCTCCAAGAGTCCGAACAAGCGCTTTGGGAGAGAGTACGGCAATCCAAGTCCTTGAGCATTATAGAAAAACGACTCAAGTTAGGATACCCAGCCACGCCAAACGGCGCTATCTTCATAGACGCGAACATGGTTGCTATCAATGCAGAGACCGGAGAGATGCAGCCCCGGGTAGCAGAAATAGAGGCTGGAGTCAAGAACGCACAAAATCTTGCTGATGGCGGAAAGACCGAAGGGGACGACACCGGCCCGAAAAAAAAAAATAACGAAGTAGATACCAAGAGCCTAAAAGGTATCCCTACCACTGAGCAACACGCGCTACTCCTCGAAAAACTAGTCCGTAATGAAGAAACCCACGTAAAGGTTATGACAGCTGCAACCACTTACATGTTTGATGAGATGGCGGATGAATTTCGTCGTTATCTTGATCAAGAGGGTATCAAGAGCAAGCACTACGAGTTTAAGGCCAAAATTACTGGAATACGAAAACTCCGACCACACATTAAACAAATTGTCAAACGACATTTACAATCGAATATTACTGATGTTGTGAAAGAGGGCGCGGAGGGAACGCGCTCTGTACTGGGTACCAGCTTTGGGCTTACCAACGATGAGGCTGTAAGCTTTGCAAGCAAGCATACGTCAAAGCTGGCTGGACAGATCGCCGATTCCTCTGTTGATATCGTTCGGGATACGATTACTGAGGGTATCAAAGTGGGCAGACCCGTTAAAGAAACAAGACAGCTCTTGGAAGATAGGTTTGCCGATTGGTCGTCTGCCCGGGCGGAGACCGTTGCTCGTACTGAGACCCTAAGAGCGGCCAACATGGGGTCGCTTGAGGTGCTAAAGAAAGGTGGCGTTGAATACAAGCAATTCATTGTTGCCCCTGATGCTTGTTCCAAGTGTCTAGCTCTAGCCGATCAGGTAAATGCTGTCAATGAAACCTACATGGGGGTTGGTGACTCAGTAACGCTTGATGGTGGTACTACCTTTAAAAACACCTATTCCAATATGCCAGCACCTCCTATACATCCAAGGTGCCGGTGTACGATTGGTGGTATTCCCGGCTCGATGGTGCAAGAAGAGACAGCAACCGTCAAAAAGATAGGTAGCCGATCTGCTGACACCGATGACTTACTAGCTAAGTTTGGCCACCTCGACCCGGCTAAAGAGTTCAATCACATGAGACAACCACTACACCATATGAGTTTATCCAGAGCGGTTGAAAATGGTAGTGCTGATGTGGTCATGCGCCGTTATGGAGATACAATAAATATCTTTCTTAGAGATTCCGGTACGATTCTCCCAACAGCTGAAAACTGGGCTGGTCAGGTAGGTCACCTAGCGTATGGTGATACCTACACTTGGCTGACCACGGCCCGGGAAGCTGGGAACCTTACCATCCGCCACCTGGCTAACGAAGCAGGTACGGTTGTTTCCTTAACGGGTAGAAGTAATCTGGGCGGTCTCACTACACCATACATGCAATTTAGTAATGCTACTAGTCTTGCTAATGAAGCTATCTGGGAGAATCAATTTGCAGGGCTTTTTGCTAAGTACCCAGAACCAACCAAGCTTATTAGGGAGATTGGAGATAAGCCGATGGTTGATAGTAAAACAGCAATAGCCCAAACGGGGTACCAAGGTTCGGGGAGAGTAATCAACTTTAGCACCAAATATACCACTGAGATGTTGGAGACAGAACTTAAACGGCAACACGCCCGGGGCTATACGGTTATCAGTAATGTTGATGAGGTCGCTACCCATGAGTTCGGCCATGTGGTTGATAACTACCTACGGAACAAGGGTATTGAGACCCAGGTTTTGAGAACGAGCAGAGAGCATTTTATAAGTGATTATGCTACCAAAAACTCAGCTGAATATTTTGCTGAAACGTTTACGAAGTATGAGCAGGGTGTAGATTCAGAGAGATATGATGTACGGATGATGGTTGAGTTACTGAAAGAGGGAGGACTAATTCAATGATGACATTACCGCCAAAGTGCTTAGATTGCAAGCACTTTAACGAAGAGTGGGTAACCCCAAGAACTTGTGAGGCTTTTCACAAAGGAATACCAGAGGAAATCTACTTTGAAGGATTTGATCATACAAAGGCTTTTAAGGGTGATAAGGGCTTACGGTTTGAGGGCAAGAATGGACAATGAGCGAGCGTTATGATAAAATTAAAAATTGGGTGATACCATGCTTGATTATGTAGAAACAAAACTGGAGATTAAGGCATTCGACGGTAAACAAAGAACCTTCGATGCGGTTGCTGCTGGTATTGGTAATGTTGATCGTGGTGGGGACGTTTTTGCCCCCGGCGCATTCAAACGTTCGATTGATGGAGCAGTAAAAGCAGGCAAGGTCAAATTTCTTGACGCTCACCCATACAAATATACGGGAAACATACCAAGCATTAAGTTTGTTTTAGGAAAAGTGATCGCTGCTTTTGAACAGGACGGTAAGCTTGTTGTTCGTATCTTTGTAAGCGACACACCAGACGGCACCGATTTACTTACGAAAATTCAGGACGGCGTAGTAGATGCGCTGTCCGTTGGTTATATTGCAATCCAGCAACATTTTGAAGAAATAGATGACGAGGTAGTACGTGTTCTTGAGGAGGTGAAACTGATGGAAGTAAGCGCTGTTATTTGGGGGATGAACGATAAAGCAACCATTAACCGTTTAAGCGTTAAAGAGGCCGAAGCAAAAGGGCTTACTTATCAGGTTACTTTGAACGAGTCAACAGCACAAGACGAACTGTGGAAAGCTAACCATACCTTCAATGAGACACTTGCCGATATTATCAGGGATGATAAGGTCGAAGAGAAAGCGCCTCTGCTCCAAAAGGCACTTGACGATTACAAGGGCGCACTATCGACGCTTCTAGGTTTACAGGACGCTAAGTTGACAGGCGAGGGCAATGAGTTTATAATCAATGCCAACGAACCACTATTTGCACTTCTTGAAGGAGCGCAGGCACACGGGGAAACGGATGGTAAGAAAGAAACCAAGTCCGAACCCGTCCCGTCTGAATCCGAAGGAACCCGCACAGACGAAGAAAAACTTGCTCTGACTGAAAGGGTAACCAACCTACGTATTAACAGGTTGAGATAAGAAGAAAGGAGTGCAAAAACAAAATGGCACCTAAAAAGATTGATTACAAAGGCAAAATCGAAACCCTGAACAAAGACATTACGACCGCCGCTGATGAGGCCACGGCCATAATGACCGAGTTCGAGGGAAAGGCAATGCCCGAAGCGAAAGCTGACGAGGTTGACAAGCTCTGTGTCGAAGCCGAGGATATGCAGCTCGAAGTCAAACGCTATGAAAAACTAGCAGGCATCGAGAAACATACCTCCAAACTTGATCTTCGGATTCCCCATAAGGACGGCGGGGAAGCGAAGCCAGAGGGAGAGGGCGAGGAAGAGATTAAAGTAGACCCAATCGTTGGCTATCTTACAGTTGGTAGTATGTATACTTTTGAGAAAGAGTATATGGCTGGAACAAAGCACGGTTTTCAAGGTTCTTCACCAATGACTAAGATGGAAGCCAAGGACGGGCTTGTTGCAGTTACCAAGAGTATGCTTGAAGAGTTTAAGGCAGCGGATGTTACGACATCTATTGCTGGCGCTCTCATTCAGAATGATCGAGTTGGTGAAATTATCAAGGCAGAAGACCGACCGCTCCGCGTTCGTGGACTTCTGACTGTTGGTGGAACTGGCTCTGATACTATTGAGTATCTGGAAGAGACTTTCGATAACCAAGCCGCTGGTGTACCGGAAATTTTTGTCGGTGAAGCTACCAAGCCGAAATCCGATATTCGGTACGAAGAGAAAACCAGTGTGGTTAAGCAGATCGCCCACTACATCCGAGTTTCTAACAAGATGATGGAAGACGCTCCGCAGCTACAACTGGCAATCGACTCCCGACTGGCCTATGGGCTGGACAAGGAAGAGGAAGATCAGCTGCTTTGGGGTACGGGCGCTAGCAATGACCTTACAGGCATTATGAATACCGCTGGTATTCAGGACTATGCTACCGCTATCCATGCTGTTCGTGGTGACGACACCAACGATACCTTGCTTGACAAGATTCGTAGGTCTCGTACCAACGTAGAGATGGAATTTCTTGAAGCTTCGGGCGTGGTTTTACACCCGATAGACTTTGAGAATATCGAACTGCTCAAGGGTACTGACAAACGGTATCTGTGGGTTACGGTTCCTGATGGTGGAGGCACCAGAGTATGGCGACTCCCCGTTGTAGAAACGGTATCCATGGCTGTCGTGGCTGGCACTGGCGAACGCCACGCGCTAGTTGGCGCTTTCAAAATGGGCGCGGCTATCTTTGATCGCACCGGCACGAACATTGAAATTGGCTATGCCAATGACGATTTCATCACTAACTACAAGCGAGTACGAGCTGAGAAACGACTTGCTTTGGTTGTGTGGCGACCGGCTGCTTTCATCGACATTCTTACTGCCGAAGCTGGTAGTTAAGTTGAAGACTAGGCAACGTGTAAAGCCGTTGTAGTTACACATATGGGAGGGGGTAACTCCCCTCCCCCTTTTGGGAGAAACATGAACAAAGAAACGTTTTTAGATATTATAGAAACGGGACTCAAAACTGACTACCGACCACAGTGGTTGAAAGATATGGTTCCTAGAGCTACCTGGCATTATTATCATGCCCTTGCTATCTTAGCAAAACAAACAAACCCAGAGTTAATCGTTGAATTGGGTACTAAGGCGGGTACTGGTGCTTTGCACTTTCGATATGGTTCCCCTACGGCGAAAATTATCACGGTTGATATTGCGAAACCCGTATACCCACGACTCACCGATAAAATGAATGAAAAAAATATTAAGTCTGTGGTCTGTGATTCAACTGAGTACGCTTCCCAAGTAAAAGATGGAACGGTTGATATCCTATTTATTGATGCTAACCATATCTATGAATCCCTTATAGCCGATATTACCGCTTGGATACCCAAGATGGCACCGGAAGGTATCGTTTTATTTGATGATATCCATATGGACTTAATAATTACCCGAAAACTTCAATTGGTTGCTATATATGGTAAGTTGGGCACAAATACTAATATGACCCAAGCTTGGGATGAAATCGTTAAACGACACTACGGGCAAACGTTTGAAGTTCCAAAGTTACACTCTACCTACTCGTTTGGGGTGCTTTTGCTACCATGAAGCATTTTATCATAACACGGTTTGGTTACCCAAAAGATTACGAACACTTAGAGGAACGAATAGCGCTATTTAACAGTTTCACGTTACCATCTATCAAAGCGCAGACCAACCAAAACTTTGAGTGGCTACTGCTTGGTGATCAGCTTTTTGATATACCTGGGGCAAGGTGGTTTGGTGATCAACCCGTAGAGGCAAAAGAACACCTATGTCCTGGTCACTTAAATGACTCTTATTTGCGCTATATCAAAACGGTTACCAAAAAAGAGAACTTGGTATTGATGACTCGCCTTGATAATGACGATATTCTTATGCCCACTTTCGTTGCAGACGTACAAGCAACAGCTAAGTTGTCGGGTTTTAAAACGCCTGGACTCATTGACTTTAGAGGTTACCGTTTAGATATTAGTCTGACATACGGCCCACGTTGGCAAAACAAATTTTACCAAGATATTCTCTACCATAAAGAGTTCACTTCACCAATGGTAACATTGGTTCAAAATAAAGTTAGAGACACTGTTTATAGACGTAATCATGCAATGATGGCGAGATTCTTTCCTGTTACGTTTGTTGAAAAACCCAACTGGGTACAAGTCGTCCACGGCGACAACTGGCTACAGGCCACATATCAAACACGTAAATGGAGTAAAGAGGTTACAACTATCCATCCCTTTGTCAAAAAGCTAATGGAGGAACATTATGCAAAGAATAGTTAAAGTGTATGTTGTAGAACAAAGAAAGCGGTTGGATATTAACGGAAAGGTGCTTGAGATAGGCGCGTATGATGTAAACGGCAACCTAAACGAAGAATTAGAGGGTTGTGACCATGTAAGACTCGATATGAGAGATGGCCCTAATGTTGATGTGGTTGCTAACTCACATGATATGCCCTTTCCCGACGACACCTTTGATGCCGTGGTTTGCGTTGATACCTTTGAGCATGATAACGCTTTCTGGGTAACCATGGAAGAAATACATCGAGTTATTAAACCCGGCGGGGCCATTGTTATTTGTGTACCGACCATAGGCTTTGTACTACACGGTCACCCAAACGATTATTGGCGCTTTACGGAATCTGCTATGAAAGAGCTTCTTAGCGGTTGTACTGATGTTGATACCAAGCTGATAGTGAAAGTGAAACCACACATCGAAGAAGTGTTTGGTTCTGGGAAGTGGAAAGAATGAAACACTACTTACTAACACGGTTCAATTACCATGATAGTTATGAACACCTGGAACAACGGCTATGGTTGTTTAATAAGTTTACCCGCCCATCTATTGAGGCCCAAACGAGCAAGAACTTTGAGTGGTTGATACTAGGCACCCCAGACCTTAATATTGAGATAGAGGGTGTAAACCATTCATTCCATGAAGTAAATAAGGGAATAATGGGCGTTGATTACTTTGCCTATATGAAAAAACAATTTGCCAAGGATGAAGACTTAATTTTAATGACCCGGTTGGACAATGACGATATGCTTATGCCAACATACATTGAGGATATGCAGAATGAAGCTATCAAACCGGAGCTTTACGAGTTTAGAGGCTACCGTTTAGACCTACGAAATGGCGCTTTCTACTTAGACACCAGGCATAAAGAAAATGTAACATCCCCCTTTATAACGCTTGCTCAAGAACCAAAAAACCTACAAAGCGTATATTGTCGTAACCACGGACATATGTGGAAATACTTTAAGCTCAATAGATTGATGCAGTATCGAAATTGGGTACAAATCATCCACGACACT